TTCACAAAATCTACCTTTACTTACGGCTACTTGTTCGTGATTTTCTCCATCAGCAAGAATAATGTCATCATAACATTCTTTGCCAACACCAAACTTTTCAATCTGCTGAACTCGAAGCTCTTTTGGGGGGAAACCTCTTATAGAACCTGTTAATAGATAAGCCTTTCCACCACCTGCACGCACAAGCTTCATTAGCTTCATCAGCTTCTCTGTGTCTCTGCTTAGAGTACCGTCTATATCAACCGCTATTCTTAGCTCGCTTGGTTTTTGTTTTGGTTTTTTTGACATTCTTTTTAGCCTTCTTAGCTTTTGTCTTCTGTCTCTTTTTTATCTTAGTCTTATGAGAAACACCCACTCTTTTAGCCTCATCGCCAATAAGACTCTTCGCAGCCTCTTGAGTTGGTATGTCTAAAGTAAGACTCACAGCAGCCTCGTGTTTGGCTTTCTTGGCAAATGCAACGATATTATACCCCTCATCGTCTTTGTGAAGATGTCTAACGTCGTCCCAATTCCCAATGTTACCCTCTGAAGTATAAACCTCTATATCTTTCAGAGTTCCAAGCCTATTTAAAACACCCTTTAGCGAATCAGAGGTAAAACCAGATTTATGAAAATCTTTATTGGCACTCTTTAAATCACCCTGCTGACCTGAATAATACATGAACATCGCTCTTTCAGCTAAATCTTTCCTCTGTTCATTATCCAATATCCTCCTTGACGCCCATTTTAAATTAGGAACAACAATGCTAAGACGACCACCCCTCTTTAACACCCTAACCCACTCTCTCAACACGTTTATTGTTTCCCTAAAACTAAAGTGTTCTAACATATGCGAAGCAAATACCTCGTCTGCATAGCAGTCTTCAAAAGGCAAATGTCTCGCATCAGCTAGTACGTCTGGGTTTGTTTTTGGATCATTGTCTACTCTTATTGGTTTCGCTGCCCCTGTCCAGTAATTTGCAGTACCCGCACCAATATCTATGAGTATTCTGTCTTTTGGCTTCTTGTCTTTCTTATACTGAGGATTTGCCTGTGGTGAATCATCTCCTATCATCCAGACCTTGCCTGTCTTCTTGTCTTGATGCTGACATTGTATTGAACAATCAATCCACAGCTTTTCACCTAAAGACTCTTTCGCTTTCTTGAAAAAGAACAAGTCTTCAGTTGTTGCAACATCAGCATGTTTATTCTTCAACAAGTTGGGATCAAACACTCCCGCCTTAGCAGCTTTAACTTTCTCTCCCACTACCACAAGTTTCTTTTGAATTTCTGCTAGTTTCTTTTTATCTACATCTTTCCCTTTTGAAAATTCAGCCGCAAGTGCATCTGTGAGATGCCACTTTTCTAAGTCATATTCTGATCTTGGGTCTTCAAAGAAATACTGATTCGAAAACCAAGGCTTAGGCATATTCTTAAACACTTCTGTGTCTACAAACAAACAGCCTGCGCCAGCACCATCGGCTGTAATCAAGTCATCTGTCGTCCAATCCCAATAGCTACCCTCAAGATTACCTTTAAATATAAGGGGCATGGGTGGATCTGACTTCGACCAATAAACACCGCTAATAATCTTGTATTTAGGATCAGAACGCCATAGTCGAATCATTTTGATAAGCGTGTCAGGGGGGCAAATAACATCATCGTCTAAGAAGAACACGAAGTCACAATTATTAGAAATAGCTAATTCAGCCAGACGTTCTTTTGCTATGTCAACGCGATAGTTTCTAATTTGAAGTCGAAGTATTGTGATTGCAAGGCCGCCACTTAAACCTGCAGTGGCATTTGACCAGTCGTGAGTTACGGTGGAGATAGTACCATCACCCTTGTCTAAGATTGGTACTGCTACTGCTCCCCAGTAGCTTCGAAATGTTCCTGATGTCTGCATGTCAATAATTCGCTATTCTAATTCAGTTTAATCCATCGTTTTAATCGTGTCAATAATTACCAATAGCCCGCTTCTCTGAGCTTTTTCATCATCTCTTCTTTCTTCTTATCTCTACCACCTCTCTCATTTTTAGACAGCTTCGTGAAAGGCCAATCTCCCAAGCTCTTATATCCTTTATCATAGAGTTCACAATAAGGGATATCATTACTTTTAATATAAAGCCAGATGTCATCTTCAGACCAATGAAGCAGTGGATGAACCCTCACGCTCCCCGCCCGCTTCTCTACATAGTCTTTACCTCTCTCTCGCACAGCGTCAATTACAACATCAGCCCCATACCCCCTAATAGCCAGTAGCATGGGCATAATCTTTAGTTCTTTTGTATGCCATATAGCATCGGGTGGTTTGTCTTTAGCTTTGGGGTGATATCTCGTTATCTTTATAATTTCTAAGTCCCACTCTTTTCTGAGCTTGTGCATAAACTTCTCTACTTCAGGAAACCAAAAGCCAGTATCATTTGAGAGTACCGGACAGGGAATCTTGCCATACATCTGTCGTATAATGTAAAGTAGGGTAGTACTATTTTTACCATAAGAAGCAGCAACAAGAGGACGCTTGTACTTTTCGAAAGCTTCCTTAATTAATTTCTTGGTAAGGTCAATTTTCATGAAAGTACCAAATAAGATTATATTGATAAGTATAGATGCACTAAGATACGATGCATCACGTATTATCTGGCCTTATTTTAACATAGTTTTTACTCAACATTACACCTCTAATAATTGGACGCTTCCAACAACAGCAAGACTTCTGACTGGCAAGCTAGACACAGGCTTCAGTTATCTCAAAAAAATGAAAATAGAGAATATATACGATGATTTGAAAAATAAGCTGAAAGTCCCAACGATAGGTAAACATCTTCTAGACAACGACTGGATTACATACGCAAAAACGGAGGGTTTATATTTATCTACAGCATTTGGCTTTGGCAAAATACCTGACGCGTGGACATTGTTTGAGTGCGAAGAACCAACTGCTGATGGCTCTAAATTGGGAGAACCTCTTTTCATAGATGACAAGAAAGAGTTTCGTTTCTATCATGATTATTATGTTCATCACTACTTTCAAGACGCGGGGATAGAAAAGAAAGAGAAACTAAAAAACGTTATACCTGGTAAAGACTTAGACGTATTTATGTTCGGCGGCTCAAGAGAAGATATCATAAAATCAGAAAAGGCATATGCCAAAAGATGTCATGGCCTAATTAACCTTTTAAGCTGGATACCAAAGTCAGACGCAATAGTTATTGTTACGGCAGATCATGGCGAGTCCTTCTTTGAATATTATGGAGACTTTTCTCATACAGAAAGTCATATGGTAGAGGAAATCGCACATGTCCCCCTATTAATTCACTGGCCAGGTATGAAAGGTCAAAGAATAGGCATGTTTACAAGAGATATTGATGTTGCGCCCACGATATTAGATCTCGCTGGGGTAAAAGATGTAAAACTAGACGGCAGAAGTCTAGTTGAGGTAATCACAAAGGGGCGACGATGGTCTTCTGTCTATGAAGACTATTACGTACATAGAAACAATGAGATCTGGAAGTTCAGATTTACACCAACAGAAAAATCTATAAGCTTTGTTAAAGAATTAGATGAAAAAGAAAAAGCCAAATAAAATAATACTTATCGTTGTTGACGCCTTAAGACATGACACGTCAAGAGTTTTATGGCCTCTATTCAATAATGTATTTACTCAGCACTACACTTCAAACAACTGGACACTCCCTGCTGTTACAACAATGCTTACAGGAACAAACGAACACAACAAGCATTACTATAAGCCAATAAGAATATCAAAAGTTCACGATGCTCTCGCTGGCGAGATAAACAAGCCTACTATAGGTAAATATTTGAAAGAAAAGGGCTGGATAACGTTCGGCTCAACAGATAGCTCTTTTATGACTGACCACTTTGGATACGGAAAGAAAAACGAATGGACTCTATGGAAGTACAGACCAGACTGTAATGGATCTAAACTTGGCACTCCGCTATTCATAGACGATAGTAAAGAGTTCAGATTCTATCACGATTATTTCTTACACAACTACTTTGAAGATGCAAGAGAGAGCAACGACAAAACAAAAACAGTGAAAGTTGAACATGGTGGTGCAATAAAAATATCTTATTGGGTAGGCAAAGTTGATGTAGCAAAATGGGAGTCTGAATACTGGAAGAGGTGTCATCGTGTTTACAACATGCTCAAGTGGGTTCCAAAGTCTGACGCTATCGTAATCGTAACTTCAGATCACGGAGAATCGTTCTACGAATATGACACAAACTTCAGCCATCAAGAGTGTCACCTGTCTGAAGAAATAGCACACGTGCCTCTACTAATACACTGGCCAGGAGTTAACGGCGGAAGAATAAGAGAATTTACAAGAGACATGGACATAACGCCAACCATACTAGATATGGCTGGAATAACCAAAAAATTAGATGGAGAAAGCCTAGTCCCTCTTATGAAGGGCAAAAAGCAAGCCCCGAGAGAATATCAAGGCAAGTACGTACATAAAAGCAAGCAAATATGGAGCTTTCATTTCACGCAAACAGAGAAGAAATTAAACTTCGTCAAAAAAATAAACAAATAATTATTCTTTAGGAAGAAGCTTTGTTTTTCTGTCTCCACCCTTTGGGTTAGTAGAAGGCTCGCTTGCAACAGACTCCGTGTTAACTGGACCCATTTTCATGGGCTTAACTTTAGGAGCGTTTACTGCTAGTCCTGTCTTTGGTTTTCTGTCTGACATATTAATATTTCACCTCCCTTTTCTTTCACCAACCTGAGATCGAAGTCTCCTGTTGTCGGGCGGCTTTATTTTAATAGGCTTACTATTAGCTGGACCCACTTTAAAAGTGCGTATTTTAGTTTTCTTAGACATATGTTTACACCCCTTTAAAAAAGGGTACCACACTTACAACCGTATACAACAATTATGATTCGTCGTACACCCAAGTGAATCCACCATAAGGCGTATCACCAGCGGGCGCATTCGCGTTAGTTGTTAATTGGACTCTAATGTAGGTAGGACCGTATGAAGATCCGTTACCTTCTGTAAGCGAACCCAGTGCAATAGCTTGTGCTGTTCCCGAACCAGTCGGTACAGCTTCGCTTGAACCACCCCCATCACCAGTTGCGGTAGCTGAGTTGGTTGCTTGAGTATAAGCAGTCGCACTTGTTCCTACAGCACCATAAGTTGTAGAAGTCCAAGTTGTGGACTGATAGAACCTAATATTACTGAAAGTATTTGTAGCTGTAGTAGAGAAGTATGGTCTGAAATGCAAACCAAAAGAATTTTCATTCGCAGGAATATTAGAACCCGCAGCATTGTAATTCTGAGTACCAGGGTTTGTAGCCTGCTTAAAGTACCAAAGAGAACCTGTGGCACCCAAAAGTGATGTGACACCAGCTCCAGTACCAGTCTGTTGTGCTACGCTAAAAGTTGCAGCCATGTTTTAATTAGTCACCCCCCTCCAATTTTTATAGAACATATCTTTATTTTTCCTTAAACTTGTCTTTAGATTTGATTTTTACTACGTCTTCTGGTGCAGACTCAGGAAAAGCAAAACCGTCAGGACCGAGAACTCTCACAACGATTTTCTTATCAACCAATTTCTGAGCATCCTTTTCATCGTTTATGTCGATGATGGAGTGCCTCTTATAGCCTGCCCAGTTTTTATTTAATCTTACCCACATATTCTTATGTCCACCCCCCTTCGACCCTTTCCCAACAAAAAAACCACCTCTTCTCAGAGATGGATTTTTAACAAGAATGGATTCTTGACGAAGGGTCTGGATACCCTTTTATAAATCCCGTTGTCTAATTCTATGTAATACTTACCTATTCTGTCAAGTCTTAAGTTTTGACGAAACCAAGTGTGGTATTGCCAGAAACTGTTGTCACAATCACTTGCGTGTTCACAAAAAACTCTATAGATTCATTTGGTTCTAGCTTGTAACCACCTTGCCCCGTCGTTGAAATAAACGCAGAAATTTTGCCTTGATTTTTAATAATCGCTTTGCCTGGTGTTCGGCCATCAAAAAGCTTAACCATTTTTGTAACAGGTATCTCTGCTATGGTAAGTTCATATACAGACTCTCTTACATACTCTGCTAAATAATCTCTAAAGTCATGTAAAAAGTCGTAATATAAACTTCTCAATTTTTTCCCCGATGGGAATTCTACGTTGTCGTCTTCTATTTTCCCTGCCATTTTACTTTAAAGTCTAACGGTATAACCGGCATTATAAAGCATCTGCAACGAACGTGGTCAGGCGGTGTAATAGAGCCTGTAGGAAAAGCATCTCCTATTGGCGTTTCTCCTACTGACTCGTTTGCATCACACTTCGGACACACTTTTTCGTCTCTTGATGTTATCCATCTGTGAAACTGTACCCCATTTCTCTTATAAACTTCAAGCTCAACCATCCCCAAGACAGTCGCCGCTTCATGCTCTGTTATTATATCAGCTCTTACCATAGCGACTCTTTTTGCATCAGATTTAATCATTCTTGCTATGTCAGCGTGTTTTTTTTTGCTCTTTAAACCCTCTTGAACAGTTCTCGCAATCCAGCTCTGAGTTGTTTTGTCTAAGTCTTTAAAAACAACGTCAACTCTCTTGTTAACTTTATCAATAAGAACTTTATTTTCTAGAACAAAATTATCATCTACGTTTAGCTTTCTTAAGGCTGACTTTCCTCCCTCATTTGCTGTGGCTATTAAATATTCGTTAAGCTCGTCTCTATTTAAAAACTCGCTTAAGGGTATCCATATTAACAATAAATTTCTGAGAAGATTCTTGTTTGTTAATTCTTTTGAGGCTTTTTCTACACCAACTATCTCATCAACCTTGCTCACCTTTGAGTAGAAGATCATTTGCTTCTCAAGAGCAATTTTTATTTTCTTTCTGAGGTCTTTATGCCGAGGAGCTGAAAATACTTTGTGTAAAGCAATGTTAAACTTGATACTGTAGAAAAATCTCTCAATTGCTCTTCTTATTCGCTTTAACTTTTTTGTCTCCATACTCTACTATATCACTAATGTCACCATACAAATCAAGCATGGCGTTGATAACTCTGTTCTCTTGACTGATAAAAGGACTGAATAATTCATCAATATCTTCTTTAGTTTTTATATTCGATAGACTGCTTTTGATAAGCTGTTTTGTTCTATCATCAATAATATCTGTCGTAAAGTCTCTGAAAGGCTTGCTCTGCTTCAAATCGTTCGCAGTCGCTTTCTTCCATCTCTTAAGCTCTCTAACAACCTCTTCTCTATTTATGTCTAGCAATTTCTTCTGTAATTTCTTAGCAGAACTTCCAGGCTTTATCTCTTTTTGAGGCGTAATGGCTTCGTTTGGTTTCTTTCCTGAAGAAGGCCCTTCATCTCCCGAACCATAATCGGGGATAAACGGATTCTCTCCTGCCTCAGACATCTTTATAAAGTCTTTTACTAGAACAGGCCCAACAGGTGTCATGATGTAATGAGGAAGCCCGACAGGATCAAAGCCTTCTGCAATTCTCCACTCATCTACTGAAACTGCACCAGTTCTAACAAGTTGTCCAAATACATCAGACTCCTCTTTCTTGTTAGTAGGATTTATGTTTGTCCAGATGAATCTATAGTCGGGCTCTGCGAAATCTTCTTGAACTATTTCATCGAATATCTCTTTTAGAAAGTTTGCAAGAGGAAACAGGCCTCTCTCTTTCCCTATCTCCCACTCTGTTTCAGTAGCACCCTTACCTCTTTCAAACTGAAAGCCAATTGCTTGAGGTGCAACTTCCATAACTGAACAGGTTTGAAGCAGTAGCCACTTCTCAAATCTCTCAAACTGAATATCTTCTTGCTTTCTGATAGGATTCCATGTCATACCCTCTGGTAAAAACTTTATCTTTCTTTGATATCTAACATCACCAGCAAACATGGCGTCCCACGCCTCTTGCCAAAGCTGAAGTTGTTCAGGGTTGCTCGCAACATCTTTAGGCAACTCTACAAAACCTTCAGGCACGTTACCTTCAGTTAGATAAGCAAGATTATAAGAAGAAAGTTTAAGCGCAGCAGTAACAGTCAAAATAAGAGTCTCAACTAAACTAAGGCCGTATGGATTATTTGTTCTGGGGTTCATCATGCCATAGATAAGCTGCTCGATAGTCATCTTTTCGACAACTTCTCCGTTTATCTTTTGAGCATAAGCAACGTTGGGGGGAACTGGGGTTGTGCCATCCTCGTTCAATATAAGGTCAATTGTTGAAGCATCAATCGGCAAAAAACCATACAAGCCACCACCCTTTTTTTGTCTTTTGTATACAGCAACAGCATCTAATATCAATACATCTTCGAGCATCTTGTTCAAAAACTCTCTAAATTTCATCGTTTTGTCACCAGCAGGATATAAAAGTCTTTCTTTTAGCTTCTTACCCTTTTCTTCTGCTACCTGTTTCTTTTTCTTATCAGTAATGACTTCTTTAGGTACGATGTCCCACTCTAGTTGAGTTATCTGTCTTTTACGATAGTTAATACAAGCCCTTAATATTGGATAGTAATTTGAAAAAGCACGGAGCGTTTGTGTGCTTATGCCCTTGGGGAACGATCTGGTCGTAGATTTCTTTCCCGCAATAGCAGGAGATAACGTATTTCTTCTGACGTTGCTAACAAAGATCTTTGTCAGATCAGTTTCTTTGTCCTGAATCTCTTTTAAAGATTTTGTAACAACTGGTTCTAATACCCGTTTTAATAGTCTGTCCCAAATTGCCATGTTTATATACGTTGTGCGTTTATTCTAAGCCAGTTCACAAAACTGGGCGTCAACCCTTTTTCTGGTTCACGATAATAATCGAGCAACGCCTTTCCTTCTATACCTCTTGACTGAGATACTCTCGCGTAATTTAGTGCGTGAAAGTAATGATCTGGGCCTTTTTCAACCCAACCAGCAACCTCGACTCCTTGGTTGTTTTTCTTCATTACCCTGCTTGCAGATCTCAATTGATAGTAGAAGTCTTCAATAGATTCAATATTTTCGGGAAGTTCTATTCTTTGATTCTGTATATCACTTACAAGATAATCCAAAGAAATAGTTCTGTCAAGCTTTACTTCGAACTTTATGTCGTCCCATCGGACATATTCTTGTACTGAAAACTTGCTGTTTGGATAATCAGCAGCATAAACTTTACCAGGGAAATAATCCATAAATTCCTTGACTTTCTTCACTTCAGGCCTTTGATCAATTACAAGGCGCTTAACTTTATATTTTGACATAATAGCTTCAAGGCTATCTCTAGGTCCAAAAAAGTCTTTTACAGTTCCTGCCCAGATTAATCTTGATCTATCATCCTCAAGCTTGTCTAAAACAACAGCATGTATATATTTAACACCCACATCAGCTCCCACATATACTTCTTTATTCTTTTTCACATCCACAGGTACTCCGTAACCCCTTTTACAACTATTAAGCTCAGATACTTGAACTTTCTGTCCAACTACGTCAAAGGGAAAACCCAAATCTTGATTGTAAAACTGCTGTAATGCAGAAGCACCAGACTTTGCTGCTTTCTTGTATTTCTTCCACATTTCAGGAATTGTTACAGAAGGGTTATACATTCCGTTTATTCTGTAACCGTGAACTTCTCTTCCTGGTTTTAGGGGTCTCCATCTGCCATCAACAAAGCGATTCATAAGAGCTTTACACTTCACACATCTAACTACCTTTTTCTTCTTGTCTATATTCTTAAAAAAGTTTAGTTCTTGCCAATGTCTGCATTTTTTATTCTGACAAGGTATCTCCCAAACCCTCATATCTGTAGCTAAAAATGATTTGTGAACACCAGTTTCAGGAATTGTGGGCGTAGATATCTCCCTTCTCCACTTTAAACTAGATGCTAACAATCTTTTTTCTATAAAAGGCACATTTTTCTCGTTAAATCTATCTCTTTCGTCTATTACAATCATATCTGCATCAATAGTAATTATCTGCTTTTCATTTTGAGAACCCCTGAAGTATATATAAGCATCACCAATCCTCTTAAGTCCAAGCGTCTCAACGCTCTTTCCCTTAACATTTCCTACTCTAGAAGCTAAATAGTCAGAAGACGCAAGAACGGGATTAACACGAGCTTGAACGAACTCTTGTAGTTGTTTTTGTGCGGGAAAAGTATAAAGTGTGTTTAAGTTTTTTTGTTCTGCAAGCCAAACTGATTCAGAAATACCTCTTTCTGACAAGCCCATTTGAGAAGATTTTGTATAAACAATATTTGGGTGTTGATCTGTATAGACTTGAACTAAATACTTTCTATCGCTGAATTTTAAGGGCTCTCCTCTTGACGTTAACCATACGGCTCTTACCCAAGTAAAATAATCAGACAGTTTTTCCTTCTTCAACTTTTGCGACGCCACCCTTAAGAGATTCTGCTCTAGGGCGTCCATCTCGCTCTTGTCTAAGTTCGGCAATAAGTTTGAGAACTCCTTCATAGTCTAAGCTTTCTACTAATCTATCTAAATTAGTTTTAGGACTCTGTATATTGATTTGAGTAAGACTCTGCTTGCCTGATCCTTCCATCCCCAGAGATGCTCGCTCTTCTTTCATGCCTGCAACTACAAGCCTTCTCGCTTCGTCAACAGTTTCAGGATGAAGATCTTCTAGTTTCTTTGCACCCTTAAGTTGCATGAATCTAGCCAATCTTGCCTGTCTTTTCCTAATTTCTACTATATTATCAGATTCTTGTTCAACAAGCTTGCTCTTTGTGACTTCGATAGACTTCTCTTGAAGTTCTTTCTTCTCTTCTGCCCAACCAGTGGTCTGAGCAAAGTTCGTATAAGGGATTCCCTTTTCAATTAAAAAGCCCTTGACTGTTTTCCACTCACCAGCCAGAAACTCTTTTCTCAATTTAGGCCAATCCCATTTTGATTTTGTCTTTCTTGGCTCCGATTTGTTCATGTTTCAATTTTTTCTTAGGTGGCTTATATTTCACCTTAGATCTCTCTTCCTGCAATTCATTATACACTTTAATAAAAAGCTTATCCCAATCTCTGACTACGTGTTGCCAGCTATAGTCTTGAACCCAATCAAATGCTCTCTGTGCTATTTCTTTGCTTTTTTCTGGATTGTCATATAGCCACACAAGCTTCTTTACACCATCATCTACGTTCGTCAGGGGTCTTGGTCTCTCATAATCTTCTGCTCCGTAAACTGCCCACTCAGAAGACGTTGAACCAGATAGCATGGGAATACCTCTCACCCCATTTTCAAAAAGCTTATTCATATTTGTAATATCTTCGTTCTTGTCATAACCAAATAATTCTGGGTGAGTAGTGTTGTTTGGAGCAACAACAGGACATTTTGTAGCAAAACCCTCTAGATTGTAAAAGCCGAAGCCCTCGCCAAGAGACGTACTTAATATTGCATCAGAGCCATTATAGAGAAGGTTCATAAACTCTATTGGAAAGCCGAGATTTGAAGAGAACTTTGACGGAACACCCCAATCTTCACCCAGTTTCAAATCCCAGTTTCTCGCATATTCCCTGAGTGATCCCCAAGCGTCTGTTTCTTGGCAATGCAAATATAAGAAAGAGTTTGGTCTTCTTCTTTGAAATTCTTTGAAGATATTCATTGTTCTTGGCAAATCTTTTCGCATTTGATTTCTAGCAATAGCACTAACCAAAAACGTTTCTTCTTTTACTTTGCCCTCAAAATATTGAGTTCTAAACTCTTGCCTTTTCTTTTCTGACAAAGGATGAAAGTGTTTGAAATTAACTCCATGATAAATCGTTTGAAGTTTCTCCATGACTCCCGTCGACTTTCCCAATGCACTATCAGCGTCTTTTATCATGTCACTACCATATTGAGTATAAGAAACTGGATAGTCAGAATGGGCAACGACATCTTTTATCCAATTACCCCTCAGATTACCGTCTATTGGCCAATAAGAAACAATCTTAAAATGCCAACTTGGCGGGAGTTTCTCTTTTGTAGTCTTCTGAGTCTCTTTTAAAACCTCTAAAACACCCTTGTTAAAAATGGGCATCTTTTGATCGAGAATAAAAGGATCGTTTAAAGTAAAAACAATATCCCAAGGTGGAACTAAATCTATATCTTTATTTAAGAGTGCTGCAACTAATCTATCTCTGCCATAGTAATCTCCCCCATCTTTTTGAATAGAAACTCTCGCAGGATATATTCTGTAAGGATGTTTGTTTGGATCTTTAAACCCACCCCTATCGTTTATACCAATAATGTCTATGTCATATTTGCCAGTTTTCGCTAGAGGATAAAACACATTCTTTGTAACAGTAGCAAAACCCGTAGAAACAGCAGGCGAATCTGCCCAAACAAGAATACTTATCGGCTTCTTCTTCTTTTTTATTTCCTTCTTTTTTGTCATGGCGTATAAGGTGCTTTATATTCAAATCTTCTTTTGTCGTCATTAGGCATAACAGAGTTATGTGGATCCCATCCCCACTTCTCTATAAATCTCTTTCTGTTAATCTCATAAGTCTTTGCATTATCTATGTTGAGTCTATCATCTACACCTATGGTTCTAGATCCGTAGTGATAGAACCTAGAAGAAGCTGTTTTGCCAGCCTTAAAACCAGCCCTTAGCAATCTGTTGTGATAGTCTCCATCTTCAAAGTATGCAGGTCTGAAGTCTTCGTCAAAGAGTCCAGGCAATGTTTCTTTCGTATATCTCTCTTTCTTCTCTAGAAGCTCAACTGTCTTCGGTGAAACCATAAAACAGCTAAAATGAGGGTGTTCATCAAAAGTATCGCCCAACGCCTCTGCCGTCAAAGTTCTGCTGTTCACATGTTCTGATGCTGTCCACAAGACAAATTCAGGGTGTTGCTCTGCAAACTTCACTAGATTATCAACAGCTTTAGGATGAAAGATAATGTCGTTATTCGGTATCAGTATGTAATCATACTTATACTTAATTCCCCTCGTAATTCCCATATTCCACGCTGCCGTAACGCTATTGCCCGAAGGGTTGTTTATAACTGTTAAGCCCATCTTTCTAAGCGGGGGTTCAAGCTCAGGGGCGCAACGATTCTTAACAAATACAATGTCGTGTTTATGAATACTTTTAATTGAATCTACAGTTTCTCTCGTGAAGTCCAAGTGGAGTTGTTTTGTTATGTATATCGGTATCGCTATAAGAACTTTCATATTATCTAATAAATATCGCAATTCCTTTCGACTGCTTCTTCACTTTATAATTTACCATCATTTCACTGAATTCTTCAAATGTCCAATGCGACAAGTGTGTTTCGTACTTGTTTCCCTGAAAAGAACCCTGTTGATATTCACCAACAGGACTAGATACAACTACGTATTTGTATTTTTTTTCTCCTCTTCGGAGAACATCTTGTGCATCTTCTTTATTGAGATGCTCAAGAATATCACCGTAAATAACACAATCAGCTTTTGGAAGATTGACATATCTTATATCTCCTATAATTATTTTGTCGTATAGTTCGTGTAGATTAAACTGCTCAATATATGGCGCCCAAATCTCAATCGCAATGTACTTGTACTTCCTACCTAACAATTTAGCATAAGTACCCGCCCCGGGTCCAACGTCTAAAATTGTTTTAATATCATCACGTTTG